GATGATGATGAAGACGAAGCAGAAGTCGAAGTTGATGACGATGAGTCTGAAGTAAAAGAAAAGAAATCAGTTAAGAAAGAATCTGAAGAAGATGAAGACGAAGATGATGAAGAAGAAGTTGAAGAATCTAAAGTTGAATTTCTCTGACGATTTAAATGCATTGGTTGAAGGTGAAGAATCTTTAGCTGAAGGATTTAAAGACAAAGCTGCATTAATCTTTGAACGCTGCTATTTCATCTAAACTGAAAGTAGAAGTGGCTAAACTAGAAGAGTCTTTTGAGTCTAAACTAGAAGAAGCTACTACTGAAGTTAAAGAATCTTTAATTGATAAAGTAGATTCATATCTATCATATGTTGCTGAGCAATGGGTTGAAGACAACAAATTGCAAGTAGAATCTGGTTTAAGAACTGAAATCGCTGAATCTTTTATGTCATCTTTATATGATGTATTCGCTGAACACCATATCGATGTTCCAGAAGATAAAGTTAATCTAGTAGACGAACTTGCTGAACAAGTTGAGAATCTATCTGGTCAACTCTCTGACTCTGTAGACAAAGGTATTGAGTTATCTAAAACTATTAAGGAACACCAAAAAGTTGATGCTTTCGCAGAAGCTACTATTGGTATGACTGAATTAGATATTGAGAAACTTAAAGGTTTGGTCGAGTCTATCGATTTTGAAGATACTGAATCTTTCACATCTAAAATCGAAACTATCAAAGAATCATATTTTAAAGTAAAATCAACTAAACCAGAAGAAGAACTTCTAGTTAACACTGATGCTACTGATAAATCAATAACAACATCCATGGCGGCATATGTAGCTGCTATTAACAATAATACAAATTTCTAATCGGAGAAAAACAATATGTTTGGTTCACAAAACTTAATGGAAAAATGGGGCCCAGTACTTGATGCTGAAGGCACTGAAACAATTCAAGACAAACAAAAACGTGCAATTACTGCCGTTGTACTTAGAAAACACTGAAAAAGCACTTACTGAAGAACGTGGTCAATCTTCATTCTTGTCAGAAGCTGATAATAATGTAGGATCTGGTTCTATATCTAACTGGGATCCTATTCTGATCTCTTTAGTTCGTAGAGCAATGCCTAATATCATTGCATATGATATTGCTGGTGTACAACCAATGACTGGTCCTACTGGTCTTATCTTCGCTATGAAGTCTAACTATGTTGCAGCAGCTGCTGTTACAGCAAGTAATTCAGGTGCTGACGCACTAGCTGCTGTATCTGCTGGTGAAGCTCTTCATGACGCTCCAGAAACTAGTTTTTCTGGTAAATACTCTACTGCTAAAGCAGAAGCACTAGGTAGTACTGGGGCTTTCCGTGAAATGGGTTTCAGCATTGACAAAACTACTGTTACTGCACAAAGTCGTGCATTGAAAGCTGAGTACACAATGGAACTTGCACAAGATCTTAAAGCTGTACATGGTCTTGACGCTGAGTCTGAATTGGCTAACATCCTTTCTACTGAAATCATGGCTGAAATCAACCGTGAAATCCTTGGTAAAGTTAATGATTCTGCTGTTGAAGTTTACGCTTCTGCTGATCGTACTGCTGGTTTTAAAATCGGTGCTACTACAGCATTAAGCTCAGGTGGTGGTCGTTGGGAAGTTGAACATTACAAAAACTTATTGATGAAAATTCAATTCGAAGCTAATGCTATCTCAATCTCTACTCGTAGAGGTAAAGGTAACTTTATCGTATGTTCTGCTAACGTTGCTTCTGCTCTTTCTGCAACTGGTGCTTTAGAATATGCGCCTGCTTTGCAAAATGGATTGAACGTAGATACTTCTGGTAACTTGTTTGCTGGTACTATCAATGGTTCTATGAAAGTATTCATCGATCCATTCGCTGCAACTGACTATGTTACTGTTGGTTATAAAGGTTCTAATGCTTATGATGCAGGTTTCTTCTACTGCCCATACGTTCCTTTGACAATGGTTAAGACTATTGGCGAAAATGACTTCCAACCTCGTATTGGATTCAAAACTCGTTACGGTTTAGTGTCTAACCCTTATACTTCAATCGCTGATGACAGCAACGTTTATTACAGAACGTTTAATGTTACTGGTTTAGTATAATTAGTATAACAATTAGTCTACCTTAGGACCACAATTGGGAAAAGGACTCTTCGGAGTCCTTTTTTTTGCCTTATAAATAGTGGTATATAATACAGATAGAGAGAATACACATCATGGCTTCAACTACTAATATCAATTTTCTTTCACCTCTTAACTATAAACTAGTAGTGGGTAAAATACCTAATATAGAGTATTTCTGTACAGGTGTTACAATTCCAGAAATTAGTATTGAAGGTGATAATCCTACATACTCAACTCCAACAAGGGATATTAGAGTATATTCACATAAATTRCAATACTCTACCTTATCCATTAATACTATTGTTGATGAGAATCTCAGGAGAACTATAAAGAGATTTATGATTGGATTCAAGACTTAGTGTTTTCAGATGATAAAACAGCACTAGAGAAGTCAAGTGATATTACATTGATCATTATGAACTCTAAAAATAACTCAGTTAAAAAGATGCGATTTACTAACGCCTTTCCTGTCTCTATAGGAAGCTTAGAATTCAACTCAATAAATGAATCTGTTGAGTATATCACATCTACTATAGCATTCGAATTCACTGATATGATCCTTGAATAATCCTTGACATTATACGTAAATTAGTGTATAATGTAATCTAAACAACGGAGAAATGCTATTTATAATATTGAAGATATACTTAAAGAATGGAAAATTGATGTAGAGATTGATCAGATAGCACTAGATGATGCATCAATACAATCGGCTACACTACACGCCAAATATCTCGAAATGCTTACTAAAACTAAATTAGAATTAAAGTACTTCGARTCACAACTAGATATAGCTTATAAAGATAAATGGTTATATTATACAGGTAAGATGGATATYAATAGGATTCAACAACTCGGGTGGGATCCAGATCCTCTTAATGGCCTAAAGATACTCAAGTCGGATCTTGACCATTACTACAAAGCAGATTCTGGACTGCAA